CGCCCTTCTAACAGTGTTCGGTCCCATCCAAACACCGCGCTTACAGCATCTTTGAGAGTGCTGGCAAATGACTCGCGTCTAAATTCGTGAAAGTTAACTAGATAGTCAGCGACGGTGTCTTTGCCGCTGCCGATAAACCCGCAAATACCAATGATCATAATATCCTCCAATTAAGGATATTATATAATCTTAACGAATAATTGTCAACCAGTTATCCAGGTGTATCCGTGACCACCGGGTACTGCTGTTTCTAATTCTTTTGTAAGTCTATCAAGATCTGCCTGTGCTTCAGTTTTCAATGCTGTACCGTTTAAACTACTTCCGCCGCCAGGGCCTGCAATTTGAGCAAACTTTTCACGTGCTTGACCTAACATCATCTTACAATTTGCCAAAGAATAATCTTTAACCCACTGACCTGCATAGATATCTTTAATGATAGTAAAATCAGGCTTTCGATTGTATGCCCATAACATCACGGTTTCTTCTGCCCTAGGACGCTGATGAATCACTAGAGAATGACTCTGTGGATGCCAGGTGAAGTTGATATAACTACCAAACATCTTACCTACCAATTCTTGATATTGGGCAAAAAGTTCGTAAGTTAACAATCCGCCCATATTTGTTGAACTAAGAAGATATGTGTTTGTATAAGCCAAATTAAATGGCTCAAATACAGTTCCGCCTGCGCCGCTGCCTGTTCTAGATCCAACACTTCTTCTATAAATCTGACGTACCTGCTGGATTTCGTCAGGTAATCTATATTCATTAATGTCTGGCTGTAAAGGTAAAAATATAAAACTTTCTTCTACGGCATTATCGCTACGTTGCCTGAAAACGCCTAATGCTCTATCTAGAGCAGTTTCATAGTGTACGGGATCTAATTCTACATCAATCATGCCCGCACCCAGCATATTTTTGCAGTAATCGAATACTTCTTGTCTGGCTTGTGAATTAGTAGTCATACAGTATTTATCGTACCGGTAAATACATATATGCCAAGATTAAGTCTATATCGCCCAGAAAAGGGCAACGATTTTAAATTTATTGATAAAACCATCTGGGAAATGTTTCAGGTTGGGGGTACGGATGTTTTTGTCCACAAATACTTAGGTCCCGGGGCTGCTACGCAAGGCGATACACCTACAACTCCAAATTATTCCGCAGACAATCCTGCTAATATTCAGGATCTTTTGTTCTTAGAAAATCGCGATAGAAAATATGATCCAGATGTTTATATTCTTAGAGGTGTTTACAATCTTCAAGATACCGATTTTAATTTAAGTCAGTTTGGACTTTTCTTGCAAAACGATACTATTTTTATCACTTTTCATATTAACGACACAGTGGAAAAAATAGGCAGGAAAATTATAGCAGGCGATGTCCTTGAACTTCCGCATTTAAAAGACGAATTTGCACTTAATGATCTGCAATTTGCATTGAAACGATTTTATGTTATTGAAGAAGTAACCAGAGCAGCCGAAGGTTTTTCTGTAACCTGGTATCCACATTTATATAGAGCCAAATGTAAACCGTTAGTAGATAGTCAAGAATTTAAACAGATTTTAGACAGGGCTATGGTAGATGAAAATGGTAATCCTACTAACTCTACTCTAAGAGATATCATGAGTACCTATGAGAAAGAAATGCAAATTACACAGGCAGTTCTTGATCAAGCAGAAGCCGATGCTCCTAAGAGCGGATATGATACAACTAGATTCTTTAGTATCGCCCAAAGAGAAGACGGAAAAATAGATCTAGTTACCGCCGATGGTACAGATGTACCAGTTTCTCTTGAACATAGAGCCACTGATGCCGAAGGTAATTATCTAAGAGACTCGCAAGGAAACTATATCTATACAGGTTACACAGCATCGACTGTAATGAATTCCCCTGTTAGAGATAATAATGCTGCAATATGGGATGGCGATATTACTCCTCCTAACGGTGCTCCTTTTACGTCGGGTATCGCATTTCCGAGTGTGGCATCTCAAGGCCAGTTTCACTTAAGGACAGATTACCAACCACAAAGATTATTCAGATTCAACGGAAAGCGTTGGGTAAAATATGAGGACGATGTGAGAATGACTATGAGCAATCTTGGACCTAGTGATGTAGTATCGGGAGAACGATTTGAAGGTAAAGATACTAGAAACACTCAAAAAACAGGTTTTATCAACAATACCAAAACCGACGTAATTGACGGTAAAACAATAAAACAAAGACAGAGTTTAAGCAAGGCTCTAAGACCAGAGGCAGATGAATAATGGATTTCTTTTATGACGGCCAAATAAGACGTTATGTAACTCAGTTCATGCGTTTTTTTATAGGATTTAAGTATAAAGCCGGAGATGGCGAGGAGCGACATGTTCCGGTAACCTACGGCGATCTTACACGTCAGGTGGCTGCAATTATCAGAGACAACTCAGAAAACAAAATGCCTACCGTTCCGAGAGTCGCATGTTACATAACCGGCTTAGAACTTGATACATCTAGATTAACCGACCCGTCATTTGTAAGTAAGGTCCACGTCAGAGAGAGGGCATACACCAATACAGATGGTGTTATAGAATATAAAAATACTCAAGGCGGCAGTTATACAGTAGAAAGACTTCATCCTACGCCATACAAACTTAAACTAAAAGCAGACATTTGGACATCAAACACTGATCAAAAATTACAATTATTAGAACAGATATTAGTTTTCTTTAATCCTAGTTTTGAAATTCAAACCACTGACAATTATATCGACTGGACGAGTTTAACAGCAGTAACTTTAGATTCAGTAAACTTTAGTTCGAGATCAATACCCCAAGGAACCGAGTCAGATATTGATATTTGTTCTTTAGATTTTACCACTCCTATATATATTTCTACTCCTGCAAAAGTTAAAAAATTAGGTATTACTCAAAGTATTAAATTTAATATTTTTGACAGTTCAGGCGATTTGTTAAATTTAAATGAACTTTTAATAGATTTGAATGCGCACAACACATTAGGCGGTCATGGTAATACCTATGACAAATATGGTGTACTGTTACTAAAAAGTATGAACGGCAATCCCAACGATTATGATGTATCAATTTTAGATGTCAGCGAGGCTGTTAATTCTATTGGACTCGATGTTCCTGCCAAGTCCGGACCTAGGATAGACTGGTATAAGATTTTAGATCTATACGGAAATTATAAACCTGGAATTTCAAAAATTTATTTTAGACAGCCCGATGGCATAGAATTACAAGGTAGATTTACAATTAATGAAGTTGACACTACATATTTGGTTGTTTCAATAGAAGATAAACCATCAAATACTGTAATTTATAGCAGTGTTTATCCTAGCGGTAGAACTACAATTGATGCCATCATTGATCCGTATAAATTTAATCCGGTGACAACATTTGGATCAAGGTCGGCTATACCTTCAGGAACTAGATATCTAATGTTAGATGATGTTAACCCAAGTGTTAATCGAGGGGGTCTTATGAAATATGGACAAGATCCCGGAGACGGTAGCAGCAAAGATTCATACGATGGCCCCGACGCTTGGAAAAATTTAAATAACACTGATCCAAGAATTAGAAACAATACTATTATAGAATGGAACGGTGGTGAATGGATAGATCTGTTACCAGAATGGCAGATTTCAAGGATACCGTCAGCCGCAGTTGTGTACTCTCAAAACCAATTGGTAGTTTATGACGGGGTAGTTTTCAAGGCGCTCGAAAACATAACAGCCGCAGACAATCTCATAATTCCTTCAGATTCTGATAAATTTGAAATTATTGAATTAATTTTTACCAATTTAAAAACTGGTCTTCAGTACCGTTGGGCTGGGGATCAATGGTTAAAATCTTTTGAGGGAGAATATCCTTCAGGATCGTGGAGATTCGAACTAGATCCCTGATACATAGTTAATGCAGAAACGTGCTGGACTATTATTCCTGGCTAAAAATACAGGCAGAATTTTATTGATTCACGAAGAATCTAAATGGACGGTTCCTACTTTCGAAAGACATGGTACTGTGTTAGAAGATTGCAGTGAAATTTTAAATTCTTATCAGCAGGGAAAAATTTTACCTATCGAATTATATGTGAGTCAAGACAAGGGATTCGAATACGGTACCTATCTATGTCTTGTAGAACATGAGTTTTTGACTGTTTCATCGAAAACTATATGTTGGGCTGACATAGAGGATCTGCCAAAATCGATACACAACGGGCTGCGTACTACATTAAATAGTGATATAACAAAAACTAAACTAGAAACTATATTGGTACTTACAAATGATGCAAACTATTCAATCTAGCGAAAGATTTAAAACTGAGTATGAAGATTTTAGATCTCGAATTTCTAAAATTACCGACGATGCTTATCAAAAAGATCTCACATCTAAACTGCTAAAGTTAAAAGAACTGGTCATTTATCTCGATCGCCAACACGAAACACTAATGGTCAGTAATAAATTGGGAGATGTTTCGGACACTCGTAGCGAACTGATCAGTGTTAGAAAATCTATTTTAGAATCTTTAGAGAATTGGGAAAAGGCCCAAATAAAACTTTAGGCCTGCGCCTCACCCCAACGCAGAATAACTGCTCCCGAAACTG